GAACCCGAGAAGGTTGAGGTTAAGCAGGAAGTGAAGGTGGTGGCAAAATTCAGGGCCGAGGCGATACGCGCGGCCGAGGAGCGGAGGTACAAGAAAATGTTGGATAAGGAAACAGTGGTGAAGCGTCTGAGCGAAATTGAAGGGACGGAGGACATCACGGCTTTCATCGAAGAGTTGCACGCCAAAGCCAACCCTGTTACTCCCACCAAGCCGGAGGATGTGTTCAAGAGCCTGCCACAGGAGATCCGTACGCGGATTGAGAAGGCAGAATCCGATGCCGCGGCAGCACAAACTCTGGCCAAGCGGTTGCAGGATGAGAAAGAGCTGGGCGAAATGGTAGCGGTCTGTAAAGCCTGGTCCAGTATCTCAGTTGACCTGGCCACGCTGCCCGCTCATCTGCTGACCGTGAAGCGAATCGATCCGGCTGCCTACGAAGCGGTCAGCAAGCAGATCGACGCGGCCAATGCCGCCTCGAAGCTGACCAAGGAAATCGGCCGCGCGGGCGAGGAAAGCTCGGGGGACGGTACGGCGGTCGGCGAAGTCCGTAAGTTGGCGGAGGCGCTCGTCGCCAAGGATGCCAAGATCACGCACGACGAAGCAGTGGACTTGGTTTTCCGCGACCATCCAGACCTGTACAAGCGGTATCGGGCAGAGACCGCCGTTCACGCGTAAATACGGCAGCAGAATCTTGACCGGGAGGGAATGACATGGCAGGAGCAACAGAAATAGGAGTTTTGGATCTGAGTTTCAAGGCTGAGCAGACGTTTGCCGCAAAGCAGTACTATGCGGTGGAACTTTCCGCTGATGACCAGGTGGATGTTTGCGATGGAGCCGGTGATACGGTCATCGGCGTGGTACAGAATAACCCGGCGGCCGGGCAGGCCGCTACAGTGCGCGTTCTCGGCGTCACCAAATGGGTTTCAGACGGTAACGCGGCGGCTATTGTCGTCGGCTACTACGTTGGCACAGATACGGCGGGCAAGTGTGTCAGGAAGAGCACCGATAAGGACAAGGTGGCCGGCATTGCGCTCGGCGCCTCGACGACCGATGGCGCTGTTATCGATGTGCTGCTGACTCCGGGTGTCACACTGCGGGTTACGTAACTGAGTGCTGAGTTATTGAGCGGTGAAGTTTAGCAAGCGAAACTTTTCGGGAGGGAAATGTCATGAGTTCTCCTACATCGAGCGACGTGCATGTGGATGGGTTGCTGACGAACGTCAGCATCGCCTATAAGAACAAGAGCTATATTGCGGATCTGGTTTTCGGCTTGGTTCCGGTGCAGCGCCAGTCTGACATTGTACCGCAGTACGACAAGTCGCACTGGTTCCGCGACCTGGCGAAGCTCCGGGCGCCCGGCACCAGGTCCGAGCGGTCGGGTTTCAAGGTTGATAACACCGCGAAATACTTCTGCGACCGCTACTCCTTCGGCTTTGAGATCCCGGATGACGTGCGGGCCAATGCCCAGGCGCCGTATGACCTGGATCGGGACGGGACGGCCTTCGCCACCGACAAAATCCAAATGGCGCGGGAACAGAGGTTCGCCACGGACTTCTTCACCACAACCAAGTGGACGACCGACAAGACGGGCGGGACTGATTTCACGAAGTGGTCCGACTACGGCGCCTCCGATCCGCTGGGTGACATGGAGGCGAGCAAGGAAACCGTAGAGGGCCTAATCGCCGAGAGTCCCAATGTTCTCGTCTTGGGCCGCCAAGTCTGGACAAAGCTGAAATGGCATCCGGATCTCATCGATACCATCAAGTACACGCAGCGCGCGCAGATGACGATTGATCTGGCGGCGGCGCTGTTTGAACTCGAAGCGATCCTGATCGGCAAGGCGCTAACCACGGCCACAGTAGAGGGTACGGCAGAAGCCTCCGTGACCTACACGCGCATCTTCGGCAAGCATGCCCTGCTGCTCTACCGGCCGCCCACGCCTGGTTTGATGACCCCGGCGGGTGGCTACACCTTTGTGTGGCAGCGCGTCCCGGCAGCTATCCAGTACATCAAGCGCATCCGGGACGAGGAGCGCGAGGTGGATGTGATCGAGGCATCCAGTTATTTCGACCAGAAGATCACGGCGGCCGATTCGGGGTTATTTGCTTACAACGCTGTAGCCTAAGCATACCGATCCTTTCGATGGAGGAGTGATGGCGCAACGAGGAAGGCCAAGAAAGCAAAGCTTTGAGATTCCCTCTGAGGCCAAAGTTGAAGTGGGAGTCCGGCAGCCGGAACGGGGAAAACTCTACTGGTGCCGGCGGCCTTTTGATTATGGGTTGCCGTCTCGCCCTTATGATCGGGGCGAACTATTGAAGATGATCGGGTTGCGCAATGACGAGAAACTTGTCCGGCTCGGCTACCTTCAGGAATGCCCGCCTGGGCGGGACACTTGGGAGTGTGGTCATTGCGGCGGGCGGTTTATTGATATGGGGAGCCGCGATGGGCACGTAAAGATGCGGCATCTGCGGGCGGGCCAGCCTCTAAGTGTAGGAATGGCCGGGGCAACGGGAACGCCGATTGATACCGAGGGCGAGGCCGAGGAACGGCGGCTGGAAGCTGTTGCTCCGCTCTACCTCGAAAGGACCGCAGCGAGTCAGGCTTAACAACTCGGGGTGTCTCTTCGCGGCCGCGCGCGGCGGCGGCGGGCCTCCGAAATCAAAAGGAGCGGACACAAAATGTCAAACAGAATCACGAAAGGTTTGGGTTTGTTCGGACGGATCGAGACGGATACCTTAGCGGTAGCCGGCCGTGACACGGGGATTTCACCTTTTACGGGCAAGAACTTCTTCGTAGACCCGCTGAATGGTTCCGATAACTATTCGGGTAAGTCGCTGGCGCAGGCTTTCGCCACGCTCGGGGCGGGCTACGCCGCATTGCGCACGGGCAAGAATGACACTTTGGTGCTGGTGGGCAATGGGGCTGCCGCGGGTTCAGCTTTTCTGAGTGCGGGGCTTGCCTGGGAGAAAGATGCCGCGCACATGATTGGGATTGCGGCTCCGACGCAACTTTCGCAGCGGGCGCGTATAGCGCCGACGGCGGGAGTGGCGGCTTTTGCGAATCTATTCACGGTTTCCGGCAATGGCTGTTACTTTGGGAACCTGCAATGGGTTCACGAGTTCACGACCGGGACGACTGCGCAAATCTGCATGACCATTACCGGCTTGCGGAACGTCTTTGACGGCTGCCATTTGGCCGGCATGGTCGATGCGGCCTCAGCAGCCAGCGCGACCAGCCGCTCACTCAAGATTTCGGCAGGGGAGGAAAATTACTTCCACCGCTGCACTATCGGCGTGGACACAATCTCACGTGGGGTTGCAAACGCCTCCGTGCAGTTTGCTGCTGGCTCGACGCGTAACATCTTCCGGGATTGCATCTTCCCATTTATGTGTGGTGCCGATACGCCCCTGGGAATCATAGTAGCGGCGGCGGCAGGCAGCGACCGCTTTCAATTATTCGACCGCTGTCTGTTTATCAATGCGATCAAGTCCACCAGTACCGCGATGGCCGGACTCTGCACCTTGGCGGCTGCGATGGGTGGAATGTTAGTGTTCAAGGATTGCACACTCATTGGAATCACTGAATATGGGACGGATGCTACGAGTCGTGCTCAGATATACGTGGATGGAGCCGTGGTCGATGCTGGGGCCTCCGGTATCGCTGTCAACCCGACGTAGGGTGTATGAAGGGGAAGCATGGGAACTTTGCTAGCCAGTGCAGCCCGAACCGCCAGCGGGACCGCCGTCTTGACGGGAGATATGACGCTCCTGGATGCGGCGGCGTTCCTGCTGGATGTCACGGCGGCAGCAACGGAAGTGGATGATACCCTCGATGTCTATCTTCAGCACTCGCCGGACGAGGGCACGAACTACGACGACTTCATCCACTTCACGCAAATACTCGGCAATGGCGGCGTCAAGCAGATCATCGCCGAATGGTCGGGTGAGCAGGCAGTAGAAAGCGAGATACATGCTCTGGCAGATGCGGCACTGGCGGCCGGGGTACTCCAGGGTCCGAAGTCCGGCAAGTGGCGGCTGAAGTGGGTGATCGTCAATCCAGGCGGCGGGGCCGCGAGTTTTACTTTCTCGGTTTCCATGTTCGGGCGACGCCGCCGCCGATAGGAGACCATGATGGCTTGGTCGTATAGTGAAGACCCCGCCAGCAGCAACCGCGATGCAGTCCGCTTCCTGATTCAAGATACGGACTCGACCCGCCAGCTTTTCCAGGATGCGGAAATAACCTACCTGCTCGCCCAGGAACACAACGTCTACATGGCGGCGGCGGCGGCCTGTGATATTCAGGCGGCCCGGCAAGGCGCCATTAAGTCGAAGTCAGTTGGCGATCTCAGCCTAAGTTACTTCGGGCCGGAGGAGTGGAAGCGGCGGGCAACGATCTTGCGGGCGCGCGGCAGCGCACATCAAGTGCTAACGGCTGGCGGGATCACCGTCGCGGACCGGGATAGCTTGCAAGAGGATGACAGTCTGCTGCAACCATATTTTACGCTGGGGCAGCATGATAACCGCTCGACGCCCACGGGCGAGAGCGAGAAGGAGCAGCCTTAATGGAAGCGGAACTGATCGCGCTTCTTCCGCACACGATTACGGTGACGCCGTACAGCTCGCAGAATCGGTATGGAGAGCCGATTTATGGGGCAGCGCAAAGCTATAAGGCTCTGGTGCAGCAGAAGGTGCGGCAGGTGCGGGATCTGGCGGGCGAGGAGCGGGTATCGATGGTCACGGTCTATGTGAACACGACGGCCGCGATTACTCCCCGGGATAAGCTGACGCTCCCCTCCGGCTTTACGCCGCAGACGCCGCCGATAATTCAGGTGGCTCGGCAGTCCGATGAAGTGGGACTGCACCATTGCGTGATCTACGCGTAGAAGGTTTGCTGAATGAGTGAAGTGGTGGTCCAAGTGCATGTAACCCTTCCGCCGGGGGTGCAGGCAACGCTAGATGCCCTGGCAGAACTAGGCGAGACTTTAGGCCACGCAGAGGCTGGCGATGTTGTAATGGCAGCGTGGATGAAGTGTGCGGACCGCGTCATGCAGGCAATCCAACAAGTGCCTGCAGGCGCAGCGAAAGCGAATTGGAACTGAGTATGGAACGAATCGAAATCAAAGGACTCGACGAGGCGCTCCGTAAGCTGCACGCGATGCCGGAGAACGTCAAGCGGTTTGTGAGCCGGGGGCTTTATGTCGAGGCTCAGGCGGTTATGGCGGACAGCAAGGAGAATTACGTGCCGGTGGATACGACAGTTCTGCAGAGCTCTGGGTTTGTCAAACCACCAACCGTTAGCGCCGATGAAATCAGCGTCGTCCTGGGCTATGGCGGACCGGCAAGGAAATATGCCTTAGCCGTGCATGAAAACCCGCGCGCAGGAAAGACAGGGGGCCTATTGCCACCCACGCAGAGCATTGCTGGAATCCTGGCGCGAACATTCGGTACGGGTGCCTATACGAGACGGCGGAAGACTTGGGCCAAGACGGGCCAGTGGAAATATTTGGAAACCCCGTTGCTGGCGGCGCAGCCGAAAATTAAGGCGGTCATTGCCGGAGCGGTCGGCGAGGCCTTTGAACGAGGCTAGGATATGCCGGTTTTAGAGGACATCGGCGATTACTTGGAGGCGCAAGCGGTGGCTACGCAAGGCACGGATCTCTTCATCGGTGAGCTCCCGGACAGCCCGGACGCCTGTACAGCACTCTATCTGTATTCAGGGGCTCCGGCAGTGCAAGCGATGGG